AAACGTGAGCCCGTCGCCACTGCCATAGTTTTTCCAATGCGCCGTCGTGCACCGCACGCCTTCCTCGAAAATCGACCGATAGCCCTCGGCGCCCGCCTTGTACTCCTGGAACAGGTTTTGCAGGATCGTCGGCGCGGCGGCCTTGGCGTTCCAGCTTGTCTGCCACGCGCCGGCCTCACACGTCAGGCTTGAGGTGTTGCTGGCGCTCTGATCACGCCCCACGCAGTGCCGGCCAGTCGATTCGCGCATGCCAAGCCCCATCAGGAACACGTAGACGTGGCGCAGCGTCGGGATGCCGGGAACGTTGTTCGACATGCCGAGCTTGTCGAACGTGCCGGCGTACCACGACAGCGCGTCCTTGTTGCCGTCATGCGTGTTGGCCTTGGCCATCTCCCGGAATGCCGGATGCCCGGCGTGATACTTGCGCACGGCGCACCCGTAGGCGACGGCGAGCCCCTTGCAGAAGCCCGGCGGCATCGCCCCACGGCCCTTCCATTTGACCTTGGCCACCGCCGAATCCTTGGCGAGCGTCGCGATCTCGCGAATCTCGGCGGCGCTCAGCACGCCGGCCGGCGGTGCCGGCGGCTCATACGGCGGCAAGTCAAATTCGTACTCCAGCGCCTTCCACGTCGCCGGCCCAACGATGCCATCGGCGGCAAGCCCGCGCTCGCGCTGGTATTTCTTCGCCGCGGCCTCAGTCTTCGGCCCGAAGACGCCATCGACGGTAACGCCGAGGCACGCCTGCAGCACCTCCACCTCCGGAGCGCGATCACCTCTTCTGAGTGTCGGTCGTGTCGCCATTTGATTCACCTAGGATCGGTGGGCACGGCGGCGGCGCGCACGGGTCCGGCGGTAGCTCAACCGGACAACCGCCGCCTGTCACGCAAATCTTGGGCCCCGGCGGCAACTCGGGCTCACACACGCACGTCGCACAGGTCGGATCGTTGACGTGCACCCCGATGCCTTCGAGTTGCAACTCTTCCAACAGGTCATCCTCGCCCTCGAACATCGGCGGCTCATCGGGCAGCACGATTTGCTCGTTGAATATAAAAACGTAATTCACTTTGACATCGGGAACGCGTGTGCCCTGGATGCGCATGCCGGAATAGAGCGTGGGATTGTACTGTGGCAACGGCCGCCAGTTGGCGAGCACGAAGATCAATTGCCGCTCGGCGGTGTCGATATCGTTGGCAGCGAGATGCTCTTGCTCGCTCATGCGACCGTCGAAATGGGCCGTGAACGAAACCTCGCGCGGGTCGACAAAGGACATGTAATCAACGTCGACTTCGCGCGGCTGGCGCGTCTGCCGCGGCACGACCAACAGATACGGGCGCGGTAGCCGAGCCCAGTGCTCATCTTCGACTTGACGCAGCACGAGCTTGACCCGATCGCCGAAGATCGTTCGCGCCAGACGAATGCGCCGCGTGATGATGTTGTAAACGCTGTTGACATAGGGCGGCACCAGCGGCGGCCGTTCCACCGGCGGCGGCGGCGCGGGATAGCCGTTGTTACCGTTCTTGATCATCTGAATCTGATCCTCGCCGCGCTCGCCAAGGCATCCTCGCGCGGTCGGCTTTCCAGCACCTCGGTCAACGCATCGGCCAGCATACGGCGCGCCGCCATGTGGCGTGTGCCCTCGGCGAGATATGTCGCGTATTGAACTTCGGAGAACAGCGCGCCCTCATGCGGGCCGCGCATCTCGTACTGCACCGAGTTGACCAAGCGCCCGGCGTCTGCCGTGCCAGCCTCGGTGACCGGATATTCGCCCGGCGCGCTGCGACGCTTACCGCCGCGCCGATAATAGGCGCCGCTACCCCCGCCGCGGCTCATCTGCTGTATGAACAGATTGCGCGCATCATTGAGGCGCCCCTCGATCCACGTCGAGATCGCCTCATCATCGACCCTCGGCGTCGGCAGCGCCGGATCAATCTCAACGCTGATGCTGAGCGAAGCCATGGCTATTTCTTCCGTCGCTTCTCGCGCTCGCGCTCGACCCGCTGCTTGATCTCGTCGTAGGTTGAGCCCGGCGACTGATCCACGGTGAAATTCGGATCATGCGGAATGTCATCGTCCCAATGCTCGATCGGAATCTCGCCGAGCTTGCTGCGATACGGTTCCCTGGCGCTCATCGTCGGCTCCTGGCATAGAGTTGCGGCGACCTGCCGCTGTTGTCGTAAATCTCCCACCGGTCCATTTCGTTCTTCACACCATCAAAGGATTTTTCGTTGGTCGTGGACGTAAGGCTGTACTCGGGCGGCACGTAGCGCCCCCGCTCGCCACCGCGCATGAACCGCCCGATGGCGCGCTCCGCCGATTGCTGCGGCGACAGGTACATATAGTGTCCTTCAACCCGATAGCCCGCCGCCTTCCATTCCGCCAGCTTGCCGTGATAATCGCTGCGCATCGTGCCGTCGATGATGACGTTGAGCCGGTTGTCGCGCGCGAACTTCTCTGCCGTCTTGCCGATATGGCTCGATTCTTCATGCAGGAGCGCCGCGTTCCAACCACGATACTCGGGCAGCGCTTCCTTGAAGTTGTCGTTATTCAACATGATGGCCTTGGTCGCGTCGACTGTACCACCGCGCTCCGGATCGGTGAACCAACTCTTGCCGGAACCGCCGCGCCCGCCCAAGACGTGCACGGTCGGTTGCTCGCCCTCCGCCGGCAGCGCCGCCGCGATCTGTTGCGGCGTGAACACGTCGTTCAATATTCTGTCGTGCAGCGCCGCGCGCTCCGGCGCCCAACTGCCATCCGCCAGCCGGTGACCGCCTTGCTCAATCGTCGCATCAGTCGGGACCGATGCCGCCAATCTTCGCCTGACCTCTTCGGCGCGCTCCCTCGCACCCGGCACGCTGTCAATAATCTCGTCTGCCGTTTTCGTCGGGTGCTGCAGCAAATCGGTGGCGGCCTTGTGGCTCGTGTCGCCGCCGCCTTCCGATATCCAACTCCCTGGCGTGGTGCCCGGCGTCGACACCCCGCGCGGCTGATTGGGATCGAACTTCTCGACAAGCCAAAATTGCTGCGCCAGCACCGCCTCCAGGTCGCCGAGCAACCTGCCAAGTGTCTTTCGCGCGCCCTCCACGACATTCAATTTACCGGATGGCAGCATGCCGGGCGGCGGCTCATCCCCAAACTTTCGCTTCAACCGTTGCTCTCTCGTCGCCATCATCAGACTTCCGTCAAATGAACAACACGCCGCGTCACTTCTGGCCTTTCTGGCCCCTCGAACCACGGCGGCACTTTTTCGCTCGCGATCCTGTCAACGCGAAAGCGCGTGCCGGGACGAAACAGCACCTCGCTTTCATCTTTGAAGGCCGAATAATTCGATATGTCCCTGCCGCTCCTCCCGACAATCGCGATCCTGTCGTAGCCTTCCGTATTCCACGCACCTGCCGCCAAGGCTCCCGTTTTGGCTGTCGACAGGAATGCCTTCTCTTCGATGACCGTCCCCGGTTGATACAGGTCGGCGTAGTCCGTGCCTCCCCGGAGCCGAGCCGACACAATGAAACGGTCGGTCGTCCCTTCGTAGCCGGGCAATTTGTCGAGCGCCGTTTTGAGCGCTTCAATTTTTTTCATCGTCTCCGGTTCTTGCCCCGGTATGTCGTGACGCGCGCTAGTGCCACGCAGTAGCCGATTCATCGCCCCGTAATCAGTTTCGGTATAACTCTCGATCGCCTGCTTGTCAGAAGCGGTTAGCTCGCCAGTGCCGCCGCCGCCCTCGCCAGCCGGCGCCCATTGTCCGCCCTCGGGCGAACCGGGCGGATGTCGCGGCTGGTCCGGATCGAACTTCTCGATCAGCGCGAGCATCACATTCAATCCATGTCCGGCCTTTCCCAAACCGGCGGCGGTTGCTGCGTCACCGGATCGGTGCGCGCGTCATTCACGGTGTCGACCGAGCATCGCAGGATGAGAAAGCGCTGGACCTCGCCGAGGTCTTCGACGCTGCGCACCCGATGCCAAATCTTGGCAAAACCGGTCTCGCGATAGACCCAATGACCGAGATCAACCTTGACATCCGGCGGCGCCCGGATGGTGATCTCTTTGGTCGGCGCGTTCTCGCTGCCAAACACGGCTTGAAAATCCAAAATCTGATCCGGTCGCAGATCACGCACGCGCGCGTGCACGCGCATGACGCCCGGCCGCTCCACGATGGTCGAAACGAAATCATCCGGCCGCTCGACCGTGGTGCAGACCCACACCACATCGCGCATCTCGCCGATGGCCGGGATCGAGCGTCGGCGGAGATTGATCTTCGGCATCGTCAAGCCACAAACTGGAGATCAGGCGACAGAAACCGCAGCGCACCGGACTTGCCGAGTATCTGATCGTCCAATTCCGAATCGCCGCGGTTTTCGATGATGTAGGCGAACACGCGCGCGACCGCCTGCACAAAGCGCGGCGGAACTTCGCAGGTTGCCCACCCGGTCATGTACTTGGCGGTGAGATCGCAGAAACAGCACAGCGCCGGATCACAGCGCGAGCGTTCGAGCGTCGGCGGCAGCACCGTCACCAGCCGGTAGCCGGAGTAAAACCGCACATTGCCGGTCGGCTGATGGCTCAGGACAAAACTGCCATCGGCACGGATGATCACGCGCTCCTCGATCGCGGTCGGCGGCGTCAACCCGATGAATGTGGCGCACAGGTCCCAGGCAGCTTCAAACCAATGACGCAACAACTTTTCGTCAAATGCACCATCGACCGACGCGTGCAGCTTGCACAATTCAAACGCTTGCTCGATCTGGTCGTTGGTCATTCATCAGCATTCCGCAATCGTAATCACCACGCAATCGCACATCCTGATCTTGCGCCCATCGCAATCACGCGCGATGACGCACAGGCTCAAGCGGTACTGAGCGCCGATCGCCGCACCCTCACCGACCTCGATCAAGGCTTGCACCCCATACGGCGGTATGAGGCCGAGAAGCGCGCCAGCTTCGGAGTTATTGGGCGGCTCAGGATCACCGCTCGTGCCGGACACGATCTTGATCACGCCCGGAGGGGCCGGGACCGGCGGACTGACATTCATGTCCCACAGCGACGCGGTGTCGATTTTGTTGAGATTATAGCCCGGCACGCTGGTAATCCACGACGACCAATCCATGATGATCGGTTGCGTCTCGCCCGGCGCGATCGTCCATGGTCCTTTGCAACAGCACTGCTGTATCGGCGCGCACATGGCGCCGGTGCGCGGCCACGACGCCGGGCCGGGCATGGTACCGAGCCCCTGCCCGCCGAGCCCCTGCAGGTTGCTGAGCGCGCGACCGCCAAAGATCGAGGTGACCGCGCGCCCGGTATAGATCGTCTGCCCGTTGGCCATTGCTTACCGGCGCGCGCGCGCCGCGCTAAAGCTTTCACCGCCGCCGTCGCCGCCGTTGCCGCCCTCACCGCCGGCCTCGCCGCCGGGGAAACCGGGGAAGCCCTCAGTCGTACAGATGCACGGCGACGGGAACCACAACACCTGACACGGTGGAACCGGTGGGCAGTAGTCGAAGCACGAAGCGGCGACACCAAACGGCAACGCGTCCGGCGTTCGATATGGATAAGGGATCGTCATGGCTGACCTCCATTTTGCTCAACGCGTGGCAGCGGCGGCAGATCAACGATCTGATCTTCCCGCAATTCGTTGCGGTCAACGATCCTGGCCCAATTGCGTGCGAGCATGCCGCGCGCTACGTGATCGGGCACCTCGTACAATACGCCGGGATCAAACTCACTCAGCGTGAGTCCGTTGTTCATCGAATAGTGAACCGCGCGACCGGCGGTGATCTGCACAAGCTGCATGCTCAGGTCGCCGCCTCCTCGCTGCGCCGACGCCGCCGCGGCGTCGTCTCCGCTGCCTGTTGCTGCGGCTGAGTGAATTGCGCCTGGAACGCCGAGCCGGCGAGCGGGAGCGGCGCCGGAATGCCACCGAACGGCCCGAGGTGGCTGAAATCGGTGCGCTTCAACCGCGTGATCACCACCGCCACCCACGTGCCCGCGGGCGCCGCGCTCACGCGAATGAATTGCCGCGGACACGGGACAGCGTATTGACACGATGCCCGCGCCCGGATCGGCCGCTCCGGCGTGATCGTGATCGTCACCGGCGGCGTGTACGGCACACCAGTGACGATCGGACCGCAATCGGAGATCGGATCGATCGGGAACCATTCGTCAGGCGCACACGGATTGTTCGGGTCCGCGTCCGCGTTCTCGAATTCGATCACGCCGCTGGTGATGTCTTCGGCCGTCGTGTTGAACACAACGACGCTGTATTCCCAGCCGATGCCAAGGTCGGCATAGTCCGGCGACAGGATCGGGCCAACCCACACCTTGCCGGCGTTGCTGCGGATATTCAGTGTTCCGGTCATTTCAAAGCCTCCTGATGTGACGGCGCGGCTTACCTGATTCTCAGCAGGCGCGCGGCATTCGGACAGAGAACACCACCGCCCACGCGCGCGTCGAACTTGTAGAGCACGCAGAAGCCCGCACTGTACGGGTCCTGTTGCATGGTGATCGCCTTGCGCCAGACAACCATGTACACGCGCTGCCAGTTCCCGAAGGCGACGGGCGTCGCGCCCGGCGCCACGTCGGGCATCTGCGACACGATGCGGATCGGCGAGCCGTCGAGCATGAAGCCGGGGCCGGATGGAATCGGCGACACCAGCGGCCGGCCGATGGCATCGCTCATCGTGTGCAGTAACGCAAATGTGCGCTGGTTCATCAGATACGAAGCCCCCGGATGCCACTCCATCGGGAGTTCATATTTGAGTTGGATCAAGTCCTGCCACGTAAACATGCCGGGCGGCGTGTTCGGCGAGGTCTCGCAAACCGGAATGCCGGCGAGCGGATGCAAGATACCGAGCGGCTTGCCCACGCCATCGCCGACGATGATCGCGTGGTTGATCGTTGCGCGCATGCCCTCGGACACCTTGCGCATGATCCAGTCTTCGACGTTGATCGCCGCATCTTCGAGGAGATCGCGCCCAACGCAAACGATGTAGCGGATGGTCTCGGGTTTGAGTTCCAACTCGCCGAGCCCGTCCTGCAAATCGGGCATCGGATTGTTGGCAAAGCATGATGCCTCGCACGCCCACGCCGCCAAGCCCATGCGTTGATTGTCGATCGGGAATTTCACCGAGGGGCCGGAGATGTTCATACTCGACATCATGCCGGCGAGGTCGGTCGGATCGACAATGCAGGAGATGACGCGGTTGCTCATCTCCGGCGCGAGCACCCAGCCGTTCGATCCCATCGCGAACGCCGTGAGCGACTTGCGAATCTCCTGCGGCAAGCTGTTGGCGTCGACAGTGTTCACCGCCCGGTTCAACGCCTTGCGGTAGGCGATCGCGTCTTTGACCTGTTCCTCGGTGAAGCTGAAAGGATGCTCGGTGTCCTTTTTCCGGATGCGCTCCTCATGGCGCA